TGCTGTCCTGCATAGACTGTGGCAGCATACCGATAAAGTTTCCAATTCCACAGGAAGGCTCCGTTGCCGAACCGAAATTGATACAATGTAACGATGAACCGGATACCCCATTAACGATGAACACGCCACCCTATTAACGATAGTGAACCGGTGCATGGAGTGCGCCTGCCAAAAACAGTCCTAAAAAAGTGCAAATGACTCTCTATCATTTGTACTTATCCATCCCCAAATTTCTAAGCGGAGCGGCGGGCAACGACACCGGGAATAACATAGAAAAAGCGCCCGGACAGCATGAAGCGATTCGAGCGCAAAAAACACGGTATTCAGTTACATTGTGACAATTTTCGCACTGGCTGCCAGACGGGGCCTGTTCGGTGGCCGGGCTTTTTTTGACGATAGTGCAAATATCGTCTGAATTTGTCGGCGGTCAGTGTGCTTCATGGCGGCTCCCTCCTAAAGCCGCTGTGTCAGCGTGTAGGCGTCACTCCTTTGTCGAGGGGATAAAGAACGGCGGCCTTGATTTTGTCAAAGCCGCCGCAATATATAATGATGGCATGGGAAAAGGACTGCTGCACGACGGCTTTTTTTCTTTTGCCGTCGTCCGGCAGGAATAAATGATTTTAACTTTGTTTTTTCTTGTTCTGTATGAATAGAATAGCGATAGATAAGACCAATGTTGCCAGCAACGTAATACCAGCAATTACCGGATGGATATTTGATATTGCACTTCCAGTGTCCCCGGAATACTGAATAATTGAAAGTCCTGCACTTATAGGATAGTAGTCCTGAAACCCATGTCCTGCTAATGGAATACCCAAAATGCCATACACAAATACAAGTACAGTTCCTACCCAAAAACGGTTTTTGGCAGAGCCGCTCCAACAGATAAAAGGCATTATAGAAATGCAAATACAAAGTCCCATTCCACAGATTTGTAACAGAGCTTTTATTATAGCTATACCAGTTAAGCCAATCGGATAAAATAGTATGCTCAAGCCAGTAGTTAACACAAAGCTATAAAAGCTATAGAAAACTGATAATATAAGCAACGCACCTATTTTTCCTGCCATCAATTTAGAGTACGAAAGAGGGATTATAAATATTTCCTTCAAAGTATCATCCGTGTATTCTCGGCTTATCATATAGCCACCCAAGAGCATAAGCGTAACCGGGAGAAAAAAGCTCATGTTATTCCAAATCGTTCCATTTACCAAATTTACATATCCGTAGTTGTCAACTGGATCATTTAAGGACTGTTGTTGTAATATGGATAGCAAAGGTGCACATAACAGCGTAATAATTCCTACCCAAAGAATATTACATCGCCGCAATTTTACAAACTCTGTTTTTATCAAGTACATATTTTCTTTCTCCACTAATTATCCCATTTCTTAAAACGATTACAGATAATCCAGCCAAATACCAAAGCATACACGAAAAGATAAACCACGCAGATAATTGCGTTTACTGAACTTGGGCCTATATCAAAAGGATATTTGGCAGTATCTAAATTTTGGAAGAATGGGAGCAACCATCTATTGATTGTATTTACAGGCAATATCATAAAAATATTTGGTGCTTCTGTCTGAATTGTCGCATTGGTAACAATAAAACCCATAAGTGCATATAAAAAGGAACACAAGACAGAAAAAATATAGTTTCGATTGAACACGATAATCAATGCAATGCAAGGAAGTGACGCAACCCACACCATAATCCCTGTGGCAATACAAAGTAGCAATTTAGTTACAAACTGTTCTACCGCCATATGTCCGATCATTGAAAAAACGACCGTTGAAACAAACGCAAAAATTGAATAAAGGATAGAAACAACAAGCATCACAATCAATTTTGAAGCGGCCAGCAGGCTCATGGAAACAGGAACGATCTTCAATGACTTCAAAGTATTGTTATCACGTTCTTCAAAAAAAAGCATAGCCGCTACGATACAAAGAATAGGAACCAGAAGCACAAGTTGTCCCAAGTTAATAACAGATTTATACAAGAAATCATATCCTTGTCCAGTCCTGGCGGCTAAAAGGGAAATAGGAGCAGGCAAAATTATCGCAGCCAAAGTCGCAATCAGGATAAACGGCCGACGCTGCATTTTAGAAAATTCTATTTTGAGCAGTTCAAGCAATTCCAACACCTCCTGTGATTTCTTTAAAATAGTCCTCCAAAGTGTCATTGCAAAGCTGGGAGCTAATAACAGCTACGTCCTGTATTACAAGGGCCTTGTTGATTGCTGCCATATCCAGCGCGGTATCATAGAGCCGCAGGTTATGTTCGTCCTGCACCGCATAATCCGTCACATGGAACTGCCGTTCCAAAATCAGTGAGGCTTTGGGGACATCCGACACCTGAAGCTGGATGTATTTCCGATTTTTCTTTTCCAAATCCTCCATGCTGCTTTCTTCCAGCAATACGCCGTGGTCGATGATGCCAATATCATCCGCCAGAAGTGCGATTTCGGAAAGAATGTGGCTGGAAATCAGGATGGTTTTGCCGCGATCCACGCTTAAATCCTTGATAAAATTCCGCACTTCGGCAATGCCGATGGGGTCAAGCCCGTTGGTCGGTTCATCCAGGATCAAAAGCTCCGGGTCATGCAGGATGGCGTTGGCAATGCCGAGGCGCTGCTTCATACCGAGAGAATACTTGCTGAACAGCTTTTTGTCCCGGTAAGGAAGCCCCACGACTTCCAGTGCGTTCTTGACGGCGTTGGGCCGGGGCGTCCCGCGCAGCTTCGCAAAGATTTCAAGGTTTTCTGTGCCGGTCAGGTTTGGGTAAAAGCCGGGAGTTTCAATGATGGCCCCAATACGGGGATAAATGCGTTTTTCATGGCCTTTGATGTTCTGGCCGAACACATCCACTTCGCCGGAAGTGATTGGAGTAAGACCCAAAATCATTTTCATAATGGTGGTTTTACCGGCTCCATTTCGGCCTAAAAGCCCGTAAATCCGGCCCGGCTTCACATGAAGATCAATATTTTTTACAACAGCCTGATCTCCATAAGTTTTTGTCAGTTGTTTTGTTTCGATCAAGTAATCGCTCATACTTAATTTCCTCGCTTTCTGTGTGGTAATGCCGTGATTGCAATACCAGCATATCCAACCACAAGGTCAGTATAAAACACTAACCTTGCCATAACCTTGCCGAGAAAAATTTTTTTCAAAAAAAGCTCTGTGATTTCACAGAGCTTTCGGAAGTATGATGGTAAAGGTTGTACCAGCTCCGGGGACACTGGCTGCCGTGATGGTTCCTTTATGGACGCTTACCAGTTCCTTAGCAATGGAGAGGCCCAGCCCGTTCCCTCTGGCAGATCGGGAGTGGTCGCATTGATACATCCGCTCAAAGATATGGGGGAGATCAGCGGCGGAAATTCCTTTCCCGTTATCAGCCACTATGATTTTTGCCTGCTGCTCCGTTTCGGTCACGGTCAGGGTCACTTGTCTTGCGCTGCTGTGCGTCAGGATATTTTGCAGCAGGTTATTGAGAATACGGGTGTAGGCGGTATGGTCAACCCTCGTCATGTATTCTGTTTCGGGTATCTCAATTTCATAGGTGAGATCGTGACTTTCCAGCAGCGGCACCCAGTCGGCCATGATGTCGCGGGAAAGCTCGTTCAGGTCGCAGACTTCAAAATGAAAAATCTGCTCCCCGGCATCCAGCTTCACCCATTCAAACAGGGCGGTCACAAAGTCTTTCAGGTGGTGGGCTTTTTCCATAGCTACCCGAATATATTCTTCCTGCTCGGCTCCTGTCACCATCTTGCTTTCCACGGCTTCCAAATAGCCCACCAGAGAGGCAAGCGGCGTTTTCACATCATGGGAAAGGCTTGTCATAAGCCGTTTATAAGCCTGCTCGGATTGCTTCTGCTGTATCAGTCGGGATTGGCTGCTCATAGCAATCTCGTTGATGTCATAGCAGATTTGTTTCGTCAGATCGCTTTCCCGCGCCAGTACACGGCGGTTCAAGTTCCCGTTCTTTATATCTGCCAGAGCGTCTTTGATAAGGGAAAGCTGGCCCCGGACGCGGTGAAGTTTTGCCAAAAGGTAGCCGATTACCAGCAGGGCAATCAATAGGGCCAGCAGCAGATAAAGATTTAACTCCATGCTCATGCCTCCTTATTGAACCGATACCCCACACCCCGGACGGTTTGGATATAAAACGGCTGTTCTGGATTTGGCTCAATCTTCTTCCGTAGTTTACTGATAAAGGCCATGATATTGTTATCGTCAAAGTCGTATTCTTCCGTCCATACCTGCGTGTAAAGTTGCTTTTTTGTAAATACCCGTCCCTTATTGGACGCCAAAACCAGAAGCAAATCAAATTCCTTGCCGGTTAGCTCTACCGGGATATTTTGGACAGTCACCGTCCGATTGACTTTATCAATCACCATATCTTTCAGAAGCATGGTGGCGGCCTCGTTCCCGGTCACGGGATTTAGGGTGGTGTAGCGCCGGATTAGGGAATTGACGCGGGCCATCAGCTCGTTAATGCCGAAAGGTTTTGTCAGGTAATCGTCCGCCCCCAGCCGCAGGCCGGAAACCTTATCTTCCTCGTCGCTTTTGGCGGTCAGCATCAGCACCGGCACATTATTTTTCTCCCGGATTTTCTGCAATACCTGAAAGCCGTCCATACCCGGCATCATCACATCCAGAATAATCAGGCAACAGGTGCCTTTGTTTTCTCCCAGCAGCCGTAAGCCCTCTAAACCGCCATGCGCCACCACCGCAGACAAGTTTTCCTGTTCCACGCATTTCTTCATCAAGGCACAAAGTTCCTTATCATCGTCTATAATCAAAACACTATTCATGTTTCAAAGCCCTCCCTTGCTTTGTCCTGCCATCCACCGGCTTTTTGGCATCTTTGGGAATTAACCATAGTGTTGCCATTTTCACAGCGCCGGGAATACGGCCAGCTATGCAGTAATAGTTTATTTGACGGGCGGAAACGCCCCATTTTTCGCCAGCTTCTTTCAAAGTCATGTATTCCATCTCACATTCCTCCAATATATCCATTATATTTCTTGATCTCGAAGAATACAAGATGCAAAGCGTGTCGGAATTATGAATTTAGGCAGAGGCCAAAGCCTCTGCCTAAAAACTAATTGTAAATCAGTTCGTCTTGAATAATTTCCTCCGCCTGCGCTTTCAGCGTATTCATCAGCCCCACCCAGCGCATGGGGTCACGGGCTTTCAGTTCCTCGGTGACGCCCGCCTCCTCCATCATGCGGGGCAGCATGGCATCCATCCGTTCACGCGCCGCCCGGTCAATCTCCAACAGGTGCGGGTACAGCTTTTCACTCAAAATCAAGCTGGTGTAAAGGCCGGGCCGGTGTTCCTTCAGGTAGCGTAGATGTCAACAACCTTTAAACCTGTATCTCCGTCCCATCCTTAAAGGTCACTCGGATGCCCTTCTCGCTGTACACCGTTACGAAATCCACCAAACTCGACCACAGCCGTTCATCAAACTCCGTGACTGGCGCTTGACCCTCAACTGTGTGGAGGAACTGCTCCAGCAACTTTTTGCGGTCAGCTTTGTCGGCGACCGCCTGGGTGACCTCATCAAACTGTGCCTTGACCGCTTCATATCTGCTGACCAGACCATTGTAACGCTGCGTATACTCGTCCTGGTCGAGGGCAACACGGGCGTTCTCCGTCACGCACCGCTCCACCAGTCCAACCACAACCTCCAGTTCTTCCTTCAGTTCTGTCTGTCGCTTTTCCAGTTCTGCACTGTCGCACAGCATGGCGATGACCATCTGCACATTGACAGATAATTCTTCCTTCTCGGAGAGCAGGATGTTGACTGCTCGGACAAATGCGTCCTTGACCTGATCTTCCGTGACATGGGGCGTACTGCAGGGCTTTCCGCCTTTGTACTTGTGATTGCACTGGTAGATGACCCGGCGGTATTTATCTGTGGAGTGCCATACCTTCGAGCCGTACCAACATCCGCATTCGCCGCATTTGATCTTGGAGGAAAACATACTCACGCCGCTGTAGCGGTGCTTATCCTTCATCCGCCGCGCCATCTCCGCCTGGACATAGTCGAAGGTGGCAGGATCGATGATGGCTTCGTGGTTGCCCTCCACATAGTACTGCGGGACCTCGCCCTCGTTCTTTTTTGTTTTCTTCTGGAGGAAGTCCACCGTGAACTCCTTCTGCAGGAGCGCATCGCCTTTGTACTTTTCATTAGTAAGGATGCTGCGGACGGTGCTTTGGCTCCAGACTGCCTTGCCGCCCGGAGTCGGCAGTTTCCGCTCCGTCAGCTCCTTTGCGATGGCGTGGCAGGTCAGGCCATCCAGAAATAACTTGTAAATCAGCTTGACGGTCTTTGCCTGTTCCTGATTGACCACAAAGCCGCCGTTGGGACCCCGGTCGTACCCCAGGAACCGCTTGTAAGCCACGCTTGCCTTGCCATCGGCGAACCGCTTCCGCTGACCCCAGGTGGTGTTCTCCGAAATGCTCCGGCTCTCCTCCTGGGCAAGGCTGGACATGATTGTGATGAGCAGTTCTCCCTTGGCATCCAGCGTCCAGATGTTTTCCTTCTCAAAGTAGATTTCCACACCCTTTTCCTTCAGCGTCCGCACGGTGGTCAGGCTGTCCACTGTATTTCTGGCAAATCGGCTGACACTTTTTGTTACTATGAGGTCGATCTTCCCGGCAAGGGCATCCGCCACCATCGCCTTGAAGCCCTCGCGCCGCTTGGTATTGGTCGCAGAAATCCCTTCGTCCGTGTAGATAGCAACAAACTCCCAATCGTCCCGCCCCTTGATGTAATTCGTGTAATAGTCCACCTGCGCTTCGTAGCTGGTGACCTGGTCTTCGTGGTCGGTGGAGACGCGGGCATAACCGGCGACACGGCGTTTCCGCTTGCTGCCAATAGGAACGGCAGTATATTTGGTGATGGTCGCCGGGATCGCCGTTACTTTTCTCTGCGCCATTTGTCTCCACGCTCCTTCCGTAATTGCTTCATGTGTTCGCTCATCTGCCGGCGCCGCTCTGGCGTATAGGCGCCCTTAATGGATTCCTTAAATTTTGCCCTCTGCTCCTCAGTCCAAGGCCGCCCCACACGTTCCGGCGGCTGCCAGTTGCGGCTTACGGTTCTGCCATCCTTAAAACAGAAGCGGAGTTCTGAAGAGGAAAGCACCTCAACTCGGTCGATCTTCTCACGAAAAGCGGCGGCGTCAAACGCATCCAGCCCAAGTACCTCTGCGGCCATCTGTTCCAGCAAATCCTCCCGCAGGCTGGGGGAATCGCAACCGTTATGCTCTGCGCACCGCCAGTGGCTGACCTTGCTGCCATCTTTGCAGTTCCGTGTTGCCTTGCGGAAATTACAGCCGCAGGATACGCACTTTATCTTCCCCGTGAAGCAGGATGCACCGATGGGATTCGTGCCGTTCTTGCGCCGTTTCATGGACACTTCAGCACGCCGCTCCGGTGTCCAGCAGTCCCGATGCCCCGTGTTCAGGCAGTCCTTTGTTACCACATTGCCGTCCGCCATGTGAAACTCCAGCGTATAGCGTTCTGGCACATCGATATGGTCCACCTTTTCCAAAAAGATGGCTTCATCAAATTCATCAAGCCCCAGAACTTCCGTACAGACTTTAACCATGTTTTTGTGGTTGATGGTGCCGCCCACAGGACAGCCGGTTCCTTTCTTCTTTTTCTTCTTACTGCCACAGTTCCAGAACTCCATATCGCCACGGTCTGTCCGCTTGTTGTGCATATAGCTCTGACCGCAGTATGGGCATTTGATTTTTCCTGTAAAGCAGGATGTGTTCAGACTCTTATTTGCCAGTGCGCCAAGTTCCCTGCGCCTTGCCATCTCCTCCTGCACAAAGTCAAAAGTGGCCTTGTCGATAATGGCAGGATGGGTGTCCTCCACATAGTACTGGGGAAGTTCCCCTCGGTTCTTTTTCCGCTGCTTGGAGATAGGGTCGGAGATAAACTCCTTTTGCAGGAGCAGGTTTCCTGTGTAGGTCACATTGGTCAGCACCACCTTGATGTTGGAATCCCCCCAGCGGCAGCCGTCCCTGGTTGTGATGCCCTCGGCAGCAAGCT